TCTTCTTCCAATTTAGGTGTTTCAGACTCTTCGCTTCCTTTTGCAGTCTCGTCTTTGTTTAAAAGGTTGGCGAATGCCTGTGCTGTTGCTGTTTCATCATTTAAGATGGGAGAGTCCTTAGACTCTGCTTCTGAAACAACAGACTCCTGTGAAGGTGTATCTGCCATTTATTTCTCCTTATTTATTAACCTGTTTAGATGCTAGTTTACCAGTTTCCATTACAGATTTGATTTGCACAAGAAGGACATTTAACATTTTTTCCATCATGTAAATTTTTTCTCTTCCTTCTGTGTCTCTTATCGGAGAGTTTAACCATTCTTGTCGTAACTCTGCCGAAACTTTTTGTACTGCCTCTGCAAATATTTCATCTTCTAATATTGCTTTAGCTCTATGTCCTCTTTGTTTTTCTTTTTCTAAATCCATACATCTTCATCTTTAAAAGGATTTTTTCCTGTATAAGTAGAAGTATTATTCGTTCCACCTGCATTAATATTTTGTGCTTCCCATGGATTTACAGTTCCACCTGATTGAATTGCATCTTGAACAACTTGATTATGTATGTCTTTAGGTGTTCCTGTATAACTTTGACCATAAGGATTGCCACCTTGATTAACTATATTCTGTGCATCTTGTTTAGCTTGTATCTGATAATTAATTTCTTCTGGTGTAAAGAAAGCTGTTGATCTAGGATCTTCATTTACATATTTATTGGCTAAATTTGCATTATTAAGAATACTTAATGATTGTCCTAAACCTAATTGACCTTTATCTGTATCTATGTTGTAACCTCGTTTTGCTAATTCATTTATAATAAAATCTCTTCGCATCTCATTTTGTCCACCAAACATAAATTGAAAAGCAGGAGGCATTCCAAATTGACCTCCAACAGAAATATCATAAGGATCGCCTTTTAACCAACCATCATTAAGATAATCTAATAATTCAGCATCTTCCATTTCTTTCATTTCATCAATAGAATAATATTCTCTAGGAGGATCATCTGGATCATCATTTCTTTGTTCATCATAAGCTGATTGACCAAAAGTTTCTATTGGTTGGCATACACCATCAACTAACATAAATCCTTCTCTACAAGGATCAACTGGATCATCTTGTGCTGAAAAATCTATTTGAGGATTTGGATATAAAGCTGTTTTATCAAGTGTTCCTGCTTTTTCTTGTTCAGTTCGTAAATCAAAATTAGGATTTCTCCACATTCCTGCACTATTAACATTGGGTGTAGCATTAAGTTTACCACCAAGATAATCACTTATTACTGATTGTGCTTCTGTGCCTTGCATAAAGGGTGTAAATGCCATTAATTCATTCCTTGTTGTAGAATTTTAGAAGCCAACTTTTCCTTTTCTAAATTATTCACTTTTTGTTCTTTTACAACTTGCGTTGCTAATTTTTGTTCGTCTAAGTTTAATTTTTGCATTTTAAATTCATTGTCAGCTTCTAATTTTCTATTTTTAAAATCCACATCTGCCATAGCCTTTTGTTTATCTATTTCTATTTGTTGTGCTGCTAATTGCAGAGCAGGATCTTGTTGTTCTTGTTGTGGTGGTTGAGGTGGTTGCTGTGAAGGATCATTAAAGAATTGCGTTGCATCTTTATAACCACTATTTTGCAGGTATGCCTCAATCGTATTATAAATAGTTTGAGGAGTAACCATTCCCATTCCTCCTTGTTGTTGTATCATCTTCTCTTGAACATTTAATACTTGTTGTAACACTTGTAATCGTTGATCTTGGTTTCCAGTACCTAAACCCACTTGAACAGTACAATCATAATGATCTGTCCATTCTCTTGGATTCATTGGAATAAACTCGCCTCGTAATTTAACTATTCTTTCTTGATCTTGATATTCACAAATAACAGCTAAAATATTTTTAAATAAATCTTTTACACCATCAGCAAAAGATCTTGCAATGAGTTCAATTCGTTGTGTTGAACTATTCATCATTTGATTAACTGATTGTGCAGTTGTATGACTTTTATTAATTGTATCTGGATTTAAACCCATTAATTGATTTGGTACTCCAGATCTTTTCTCTTTTAACTGGTCTATTTTTTGCATCATAGCCAAACCATCATTTAAGAAGTTTGGAGTTTGCAAAGGAGTAACAGCATTAGGAGATTTAACTCTAACAATACCACCACTTCTGGAAGTAAGTAAATCATCTAGGTTTGCTTGACCATCAACAACTATTGTTCTTGCGTTATTTTGATAATACATATTATCAAGAGTATTTCTCATTATGGCTGTACTCATATTCTGAACATCTGCCAGGAGATCATACATAGATAGACCAAAAAAACGAAATGGCATAGGAATTGCTACACACATAGCAAAAGGAAGAATATTTATTTCTTCATTTTCTAAAATGATGTAGTTATTATAGCCACTACCACCTACAATTATTTTTCTAAGCTCTGCAATACCATCGCCATCAACATCGGCTCTCATATAGCATTCAGTAATCTGTTTAACCTTCATTGAAGGATCAATTGTTTGTGCTTCTAGGTCAGTTGTTGCATCATCATACGATCTTCTTACAACAGCTTCGGTATTAAAGACTTCTTCCTCTGCACTTGGCAAACTTTCAACATCTTTTCTGTTAAAACCCATGTTTACAAGCTCAGAAACAGTCTTGGTTACTCTATGTGCAATGAAATCACAGTCTTTTAGTGATTTTGCTCTTGAAGATACAAGTATTTCTTCTGGTGGAACTGCATCTATTTGACATCTTCCATATTCTTTTGATCTTCTGAGTTCTACATCATAAAAAATACCATCTTGTTCTTCTATTTCCTCTACTTCTACAATTTCAACCTCATCATCAATGAGTAATGTTTGATATTGTGTTTCGTCTAGGTGTTTATATGACTCTTTTTTCTGTTCTTTTGTCGTTTTCCAATAAACTTTACAAAAACCATTCTTCTGAAGTAAGGCAGTTTTAAACATTGAGTGCAAAATCTCAAAACCATTGTTGTCACGATTAAATATAAAATTGCAATAGTCAGTTATTTGCTCACTATATTTTACATCTTCGGCTTGTTGTGGCTCAAAATTAACCATTTTGTCTGATTGTGTAAACATACGCATCAAACTAGGAAGCATACTCTCTACAACTTCCAGTAAATCTTGTGATACTACACTTGATCTACCTTCTACTTCGTTGCCTAGAGGCTCTCCTAAGTAATATTTAAGAGCATTCTCTCTTTGTTTTGCTAAATCACTTGAATAAAACCCAAGAGAGTTTGTAATCTCCTGTGATATTAATGCGAGTAATTTTGATTTTGATAATTTTGCCATTCGTTTAAACTATTCCTAAATTTTTATATTGTATTTTTGTATTCCATTCACTTGACTGATTGTTGCCTACTGAAAAGTATCTAAAAGCATCTGAAGCATGAGAAGTCCAATCGTGAACTGGTTTATTTTTTAATTCTCCTCGTTCTGTTGTTGCCCATCTGTATTGCCTTAAAGCATCAAGTCCATGTTTTGTTTTTTCGTGGTCAAACCAACACCTTGATAAAACCATTCTCACAGCATTAATGCCATCTTCGACAGAGAGCTTTGGAACAATGGATGTTCTCATACCCAAACTCTGTGCTGTTTCTATACGACTAACACCTGTTCCAAGTTCTCTGACAGTAGCATCATGTGGGAGGTAATGCGTATCGTATATGTACTTTTTCTCATCAAGAACAGTTGCATAAAATTCTAAACTCTCTCCACTATCTTCGTAGTAATCTATGATATGAAAAGCTGATCCTTTTTGTTGAACAAACCAAATAGCAGTTTTATCTGCCATTCCTAAATCCCAGAAAGTATTTACTTTAATACCAAGTTCATAAGGAACTTTTGTAATTCTTTTTTCTTCTTCTGCTTTTGCTATACCTTTAGCATAGATTGATCCAATCGCTGCACTATCAAAAGAGCATTCAAACTCAGCATCATAAATTTCTTCTGGCATTAATGCCTTTGCTTCATTAAGCTCTAACTCGGATATAATATTTGTATCACTCGCTTTAAATGTTTCTGCATACCAATCGTCTTGGTGCATTGCATGGTCATATAACTGGTGGAAGCTGTTATGACCTTGTGGTGTTCCAATCGCAATCATAAAACCTTCTCTATCAGATAAAGCAGGTCTAATTATTTCAGTCCATAATCTAGGAGGCATTTGAGCTACCTCATCAAGTACAACTCCATCAATGTATAAGCCACGAAGGGAGTCTGGTCTTTCACATCCTAGTAATTGTATTCTTGCACCATTAGGTAAATCTGCTCTAAGCTCAGTTTCGTGGTAGGTAACATTTGGAAGAACATTCGTATATTCTTTCAAATAATCCCAAGCAGTCCTTTTTGCCATTGAGTATGTAGGAGCTAGATAATAATATCTAGGTCTTGGCAATGTATTCTGCATTGCTTTTTTAAGCAGTTCATTAATACAGAGAACAGTCTTGCCAAATCGTCTATGACAGACAAGGACATTAAATCTTTTTAAATTCTTATGGACAGCCTTTTGATGTTCTCTTGGCTTATAAGGTATGACGATTTTCAAGCATCCTTACTCTCTTGCTCTAAAATATCTTTCATACTGGCAACATCATTTCCTTTAACAACACCTTTTCCTGCTGTGTCTGGAAGTTGTGTTTTTTTTTCTAATATCATTACTAATTCTTTAAATGGATTGTTTTCTTTTTTCTTTTTAGGTTTTTTTTTCATAAGGTTTATTTTATTTACTGGCTGAGAGGATAATAACCAAATTCGTTAAGGTCATTACCTCCTGTAACTAAATCTTTTACTTTAACTTTTTTTGTTAAAATTTTACCTGCTTCATTGCCCATTGCACCATAACCTCCTGCTCCATGTTCTTCGGCATAGGTTTTACTTAAAGTAACAAAATCTCCTTCATTAATAGAAGTAATGTCAGCATCATTTGGTACTGCTCTGTATATGGTAACTTCCATATCTGGATTACCTCTAGCCTCTTGTATTATTTCATTTGATTCAATATCAGCTAAATTATTAGGATTACCATAATATCGTATTGCATTTGATGAATAAATATCATCTGGAAATGTTTGTGTTAAATCATCTAGTCTTGCATTATCTTCCGAAGGACTTTC